GCAAAAGGACTTCGACGTGATGATTTTTTGCGGAAGTACTCATCATTGATTCAGGAGATCGAGAAGAGAGACTTAGGAGTATTCAGAAAAACTGCGCTTGATAGAATCATAATGAAAAATCGTCTTTGGGACTTTGACTCTCTTCCTGAAATTGTAGTTGATGAGCGTTTCGCCTCGCTTGTTGGCGATGTAGTTGAAAATCCACGTAGTTCAGAGGAAGTTGAACTCATTGTCAAGGGCATCTCATTCGACGTCATCTCGACTAAGCTTGCTCAGATTTTCAAAGAGAGAAATTTCACTATTACTGAATGCGACGAGTTAACTGGTGGTTATCTTCCTATCTACTCGCTTGTTCTAAGACCGCTCGATGAGGCACGAGTGCATTTTGAAAAGGGCATTCGTCAGCCATTCGGCTCATCGGGAGGAAAACACTTTCTTGCAAAAGAGATAATTAGTTATATACCCGAGCATAAGATATATGCTGAGCCATTTGCAGGCGGTGCTGCAGTATTCTGGGCAAAAGAGCCATCAGAAGTTGAGGTGCTGAATGACAAAGATCCTGAAATTGCGTTTGCTTTTCGATTTCTTCAAACTTTTACAAAAGACGAACTTAAACAGCTTGAACGATTTGATTGGATTTCGAAACGCTCGCTTTTCGAAAAATTCAGAGACGGCAAGATTAAACCGAAATCTCGGGCTGAAAGGTATTATCAGTTTCTATATGTTATAAGAGCGAGTTATGGAAAAAATCGCCAAGGCTATAATCCTTTTTATCAAGGAAAATCTATTAAGCCCGATTTTTCGAATTATGAAATTGTGAAAAAACGTCTTCAAGGCGTCAAGATTTTCAATCTCGATTATTCAGAGTTGTTGAAACGATATGATGGTGAAGAGACATTTTTCTATCTCGATCCACCCTATCCGACTGAGTGGGCTAATGTTCTACTTTTAGGCTTCAGCGAAGAAGACACGAAGCGACTTTCTGAATTTTTGCAGAACTTGAGGGGAAAATTCATTCTATCTTTCGAGCGAAATGAAAAATTTCGAAAATATTTTCAAAATTTTAGACTCCGAAATGTTAGACGAAGATGGTATTTTCTCCGTCCAGAGCAGTATTGTGAGCAGAAAGAAAGACCCTTCAAGTCTGAATGGCTAATCTCAAACTTCACACTCGAAAAGCGAAATATCTATCTCGCAAAGGCTCAGTCTTATATTAGAGTGCTCGGTTCTCAAGCTTCACTCACCTCAAAGCATGGCGCTCATTTCTCTCTCTTAATTGAACACAAAGCAAAGCGAATTCTCATCGATCCATCAGTCGGAAAACTTGAAAACATCGACTATATAATTGTCACTCAAGCAGAACGAGATCATTATGCAAGAATCAAAGAGTATGAAGGCGTGCCGATCTACTCAACCTCAGCGATTCTTGACAAAATTCCTATAAGCGAGAATATACATCCGTTCCTCAAGCCTTTGAGAATTGACGGACTTGAAATTCACCCAATCAAAACGACTCATAAGCCAGGTGTGCCGTCGATTGGCATTCGATGCGATTTCAATGATGTGAGGGTCTCAATTATCCCTGAATTCATTAAGCTTGCTGAACATGAACAAGACTTGATTCGTGAGACTATCTGGATAGTCGGCGTTGGTGATTATGAAAGAGATGACGAGCAAGAAGGAAAACTCTCATTTCTCTCGCTTCTCAAACTCGCTGAAGAGTTGAAGCCAAAACGTGTCTTTTTGACGAATCTTAGAGAAGATATATACAAGCACAGAAAGGAGGTTGAAGAAGCACTCGAGTATCTTAAAGGTCGAATTCTTGAAGACGAAAGTCTTCTCACTATTTCTGAGGTCAAGAAAATCGCAAAGCATAAGAGCTGGGGACTTTGCAAACCAGCTTATCGAATTTTTGAAATTGATGACCTCCGTCAAACACCGCATTTTAGAGAAGGTCGAGCAGTCATTGAAGCGAAATGGGATGGCGTAAGAACAAAAATCATCAAACGAAACGGCAAAGTTACAATAATGACAGATCCAGAAGAGACAGAAACTCCTGACAAGACTAAACGACTGCCGCATCAAGTGCGTGAGCTTGAAGCAATGAAAGAAGATAATTTTGTGCTTGACTCAGAAATCACACTCCTCAGCGAGGATGGAAAAGAGATTCTTCACCGCACCTCAGTGAATGCACTCATTAATGGAAAATTCGACCCGACAGAAGTTGCGAAAAGAGCACATATCTATGTATTTGATATACTTGAATTTAGGGGCGAGGATGTCAAGAACTTCCCTCTTAAAGAACGTAAAGAACTGCTTTCAAAATTCAAAGATTCAGAGCATGTGCATTTTGTACGTTCTTACACTGATTTGAGAAGAGAATCACTTTCGTATGTTGTTGATCTCGAAAATCTTGGCGAAGTGAAACGAGCAATTGATAGGATAATGAACTACTCACGAAAAGGTGGTGCATTCCCGAAACACATTGCTGAAGGCGTGATGGTGAAACTTCTCACAGAGCCGTATGAAACACCGCAAAATCATTCATGGGTGAAATGGAAAGAACGCTTTGAAATCGACGCACTTGTTGTCGGAAAGCATGAGATCATCCGAGAGGGAAAACGCACTGATAATTTCAATTACGAACTTGCAGTCGGCCCTATCTCAGAAGAGTGGGCGTCTGCAATTCAAAAGAAAGACAAAAACGCAGTCATCGAGTTTCGAGGGAAATTCTATAACTGGATCGGGAAATCAGACAATACTAAAATCAATGTCTCTGTAGGCTCAATTCTCAGAATTGCATCTGAAGACATCAATAAGTTTGAGACAGATGATCCTAAATATCCATATTATAAGGGCTATGTCAATATTGTGCTACAGCCAGTGCCTGAGAAAGATAAACCTGACTCAATGCTTGTGCTTGAGCGATTAGCAGAGATGACGCCACGCCGTGAGTCATTCGTTGAAAAATCTGTGAAAGATGATCTTAGAGTTTCAATTGAGCAAGGCGAGATGCCAAAGGAAGTGTACGAACGATATGCAAAGAAGAACGAACCATTACCGAGGGAGTTTTACGTTGATTATAGAGAAGGTCGTGCATGGATGCAGACGCATATAAGAGGCATTGAGCCTGACGATGTCGAACGCTACAAGAAAGGCGAACTATCACTTGCTCAGCTATTTGAAAAGCATTCAATTCACATTGATCTCAGAATGAACTTTGGACTCAAAAAACTCATTCAATGGGTAATCACCGACAACGACGTTGAAAGCTATTTCAAAATGCTAAAAGGTGAGAGAGTTGAAACTGCATCAGGCGTAAAGAACGTTGCAAAGAGTATGGCAATTGTCAAGCCTTCAGCTCAAGAACCAACAGCGATAAAGAAAGCTGAAGAATTCAAAGAGCCTGCAATCTCGAAACGAGGCGCTGAGCTTCTCGCTGAATATCAGATTCTCGATGGCTCCTACATCATTCAGCCGGGCGAAGTGGGCACAACACCATACAAAGCAGCGTGGATGGGACTCATCTGGGTCGGCAAAGTTAAAGCAGGTATTCAGCGAGATGACTATCATGAGTATTTCTTCATGCCTGACGAACGACTCAAAGAGAAAAACAAATCACTTCTCAACGGTCAATTCGTCATTCGTGCATTCAAACGTGAAGGCGGAAAAGGCGCTTACTGGCAAATCTGGAAAAGCACAGAAGGCATGCCAGCAGACCCTGTCAAGCACAAAGACAGGGGTCACTATTATCCGATTCCAGCGAATAAGCTAAAACACATAGGGAGGGAGCACTATGAGTATGGAAAGAAACGTTCTTGAAAAACTCATGAAACTCTCACAAGACGGTGAAGCTGAACTCGAAAGAGTCGAGAAGAAAGAGAAGTTAGACTCAGAGAAACTTCCCGCATTTGTTTGGATTCCCGAGTTCATTTCACTCGCTGGCTCTGTAATGTATGGCAAGAAAGAACCTCGAGATATTGACATAGTTGTTCGTGCTCGAGTGAATCGTGAGAAAAATACATTCGAGCTTACGCTTGATCCCTCACTCAAGCTGAAAATTGATAGAATTCTTGAACGCTACTTCGGCTCTAAGTCAAAAGAGTGGATCGCTTCTTCATTCGGCCCGAATTGGCGATATAAACCACTTTTTGATCTTGCTCTTATACCGCATAAGCCCGACGAAGTGAGGGAGGTGAATGAAGAAGAGTTTGCACGTCAATTCTATAAGCTTGAGCGTGAGAGACCGAGAAAAACTGCTGAGTTTCAGATTCTGAAAATCGACAAGAAAGAACATATTGTCGGCGGTGTTGTATACGAGCCTCTCGCTCTTGATGCACAAGGCGATTACACTACTGCTCAAGAAATTCGAGAAGCAATGTTTCGCTTCATGGAGAAATATGCTCAAAACCCACGTCGGATCAAAGTCATGCACAAGGGAAAGAGTTATTTCTTTCCAGTGCTTGAATGCTTCCAGCCTGAAGTTGACACAATGAAGGGCGGGAAACTTGTGCCTGCTGGCTCATGGTGGTTGATGATTCGTGTGAGAGACAAAGAAATTTGGCAGCTCATTGAGGAGGGAAAACTCACAGGTTTCTCTATGGCTGGCTCTGCACGAGCTCGGGAGTGAGAAAATCTTGAAAAATCCTCAAATTTCGTGAAAATTTGAAAATCGAATGATAGAGCTTAAAAAAAATTCTTACGAGATTTGCACAGGAAGCGAGAGAAATTCAAGACATTGAAAAATAATAACTTAACTCAAATTTTGCGTCGAAGAGCGATTTTTCGAGATTTTTCAAAAATCTCCCGCCATAAGTTATTGAAAATAAACAACTTAATTTTTTGAGTTTCTCACAGAACTTGACGAATCACTACTTTTGTAAGTCGATAGACTGCACTACAATAATTTTCAGTCAGATTCTTAAAAAAGGGGACAAAAATTTCGATTTTTTTTTCACAAAAATATCCCTCTTTGGGGTACATAAAATAGCCAAAAATTTTCTATTTATGTCCTTTTCAAATGAAACTAATTGCATTAAAATATGTAATTTTGACATAATTTCGCATCACTTCTGACATCGAATCTTGAAAAATCCTCAAATTTCGTGAAAATCGAAAATCGAATAGCTATATTATTATTGGATTCTTAGTTGGGGCTTCGATTAGAAGCTCTCAACGCTTGCTAAGTCGAAGGCCTTCCAAGCTTCTTAAGAATGCCTACCTAAACGAAATTCGAACGCTCTACGAGGTTCGAAAAAAAGACGAATGATTCATGGCGAGAAAGATATTCGATATTGACATTGAGGAAATCTCTCTCGTCGATAGACCTGCAAATCGAAAACGATTCTACATCATCAAACAGGAGGAAAACATGTGGGATCAAGAATTTGAAAAACTGCTTACGGAATTTCTTGGCCAAGAGGGATTTGAAGAGCTGAAAAAATCAGTTGAAAAAGAGATCGAGTCAGAGAAAAAAGAGAAGCTGACAGAAGAGGCGATCAACGCTATCAAAGGTGCTCTGAACATTCTGAACAAATACAAAGACGATTTTCCAAAAGAGCTAAAAGATGCTGTCAAAGTGATTGCTCAGTTTGCTGCGAAATATCCTTATCCTTATCCTTATCCAAAGAAAACAAAAAAGGATGAGGAGGGCAATCTGATTGAAGAACTTACAGATATCGAAAAGGCTGGTCGCAAACTTTCAAAAGCGACAGTTGAACAGCTGAGAAAAGTCATCGAAATCTTGCAGAAGCTGATTGAAGAGCGGGAAGAAGAGACGAACGTTAAGAAGAGCGACAAAAAAGACGAAGTGAAGCTTGAAGAGAAAATCGAAAAGCTCACAGAAGTAGTTCAGAAGCAGTTCAAGGATTTAGAGCAGAGAATCGAAAACATCGAGAAGACAGCTTTCAAGAAATCCCTCGATGGTCAAGATGACGATAAAGATAAGGATAAGAAATCACTCTGGCCATCTTTCTTCAAGGAGGTATAGCGATGAGAACTGTGAAAGAGCTATTGTCAAAGAAAGCGATTTTGAAGGGCATTTTCCCTTCAGATATTAGTTTTACGCCTCAAGAAGCTGACCGTTTCCTTGACTACATTATCGACCAGACTGTGTTCAAAGATCATGCTCGAATTGTCAAGATGTCAAAGGCTGAGAGAAACATTCGTGCAATCGGCCTCGGCACTGGTGATGTTCTCTGGCCAGCTCAAGCTTTCGATGAGACAAAATACAAAAGCTCTCTCATTCACAACTTGATTACTCTTTCAACAAAGAAAGCTCGTGGCGCTGCAGTTGTTTATGACGACGACCTCGAAGACAACATCGAAGGTCAGGCTTTTGTCGACCATCTAATGAAAATGATTGCTGCTCAGATTGCAAATGAACTTGAAAACGCCTACTATCTCGGCGCTGCAGTTCCTTCTGGCACTGACCCAAAGGACTTGAAAGACTTGTGGAATGGTTGGCGATATAGAATTCTCAATCAGACAAACAACGTCACCGGCTCTGCGACAATTCTCGATGCTCGTTCTACTTCTGACTTCGAACTCGCTAATGGCTATATCGCTGAGCAAAACTCAAGTGCTCCCTACAACTGGGAATTCAAGTTCTCAAAAGCACTGAAGAAGCTGCCTTCAAAATATAAGAAGCTTGGGCTTTCGAACTTCCGTTTCTTCGTTAACGACCAGATTCTTCAAGACTACATTGACGCACTTGCTGCTCGTTCAACTGTGCTCGGTGACCAAGCCATACTCGGAAAAGGGCCCATTCATTACGGCACAGTACCTATCGTTGCATGTCCATTGATGCCAACAAATCTACCAGTGCCAGTCTCTGGTGGTGCTGAAACTACTATCACAGCTGACGCAGCTGCAGGTCAGAATGTCATCACAGTTGCTGACACAACTGCATTCTCAGTCGGCGACTATGTCTGGATCCACAAATCTGGGCTCGAGTACAAGGAGGAAATTAAGAAAATCACAGCTAAAGACGATGTTGCTTTGACCTTGACATTAGACTCGAATCTCGAGTGGGCACACAACGCAGCTGACGCTGAATTAGTTACAGAAGTCACACTCGATGGCACTGACTGCATACTCACTCACAGAGAGAATCTCATTATCGGTCTTCAGAGAGACATCAAAATGGAGACTGAGCGTGATGCGAAAAATGAAAGAACTATTTTCTATTACTCAATTCGAGCTGATCTTGCAATTGAGAATCTGAATGCTGTTGTTTTCATTGAGCACCTCAAAGTCAAGTAAGTGAGGCGTAAATGGCTTGGTTAGTCTGGAACTTCGGGCGCACTCGCTCAATTCCATACAAGGGGCGTTTGATTTTCTTTCAGAAAAATAGCTGCATGAGAGTGACAGACTCGAAGCTCTTAGCTGAGCTCAAGAAGTACGGAGCTTTCAAAATAGAAATCGAGAAGGAGAGGGCACAGGAGGAAAAGAAAGAATAGCTGAGACTCTGACCTCTCCTTCTTAATTTAAGCGAGAGAAGTATGGGTAACTATATTACTATCAACGACATAGATAATTGGCCTGCTGGACTTGACGACACTCAAAAGGAAGAGATTATCACACGTTGCGAAAAACTCGTTGAACAAGTGACTCGTAGTTTTTTCTATTCAAAAAATTTCGATATCCGACTGAGTGGGAATAACACACAAAGACTTTTCTTTCCGTATGTGCAGCCAATTATCACTGTTACAGCTGTCTACATTGAAGATGAAGAACTTCCTTCTGATAGCTGGGACTATGACTCATTTTCAGTTTTCAGGATAGATGAGGAAAAATTCGAAGATGGGATCAACAATATTCGCATCGTGGGCACCTATGGCTATGCTTCAACGCCAGAACCAATCAAGCAAGCGGTGAAAATTCTCGTAAGAGCTGAGAATGATCCGACCCTCTACACTCGAGTTTTTGAAGGCACTGAACGACTCGGCGACTATTCTTATTCAGTTGAGCGCATTCTTACTGGCATTGTTGAGGCGGATAGACTACTTAGACCTTATGTTCGTCGTCATGGAGCGTTGCTATGAAAAATCTATTCAATATCAAAGTCAATATTGAGCGTGCAACAACTATTTCAGATGGCCTCGGTGGCATTGAAGTTCAATGGTCTGTCATCCATTCAGCAATTCCAGCACGAATTCAATCTTCACGAGCAAATAGAATGAACTCTTATCTCGACAAAGAAGAGCTGATTGCTGATTATTTCGCTTATATTGCTTACCTCTCTGACATCTTAGTTGGCGATAGAGTCGTATTTGATTCAAGAATCTTTGAGATAAGAAGAATCGAAAATCCTGATCAAACTTCTCGATATCTCAAACTCTATTTAAGGGAGGTTTTCTAATGGCAAAGCGAATAGGCATTCGTGTACGACTTGATGAGCGAACTGCAAAAAGAGTGGGCTCTCATTTGAAGAAATTACGCACTCAAAAACCAGAACGTTGCAAAGAGATAATTCTTGACTGGGCATCTTTCATTGAAGCACGAGCGAAAGAAATAGTGCCGAAGCTCACGAGAAATCTTATGAACTCAATCATTTTTGAGTTATATAAGGATGGTTTTGCAGCTGAGATAGGGCCGTGGGCTGACTACGGCGCTTATGTTGAATTCGGCACCCGGCGTATGAGCGCAAGACCCTATCTAAGACCTTCTTTTGATGAGAGTGTGCCGATTTTCTTAGAGAAAATCAGAAAAGAGCTAAAGCAATGAGTGTTTTCACAGAATTACATAGAGCACTATATGAGAGATTGAAAAACAGTTTGAGTGTCGAAGTATATGACTATGTGCCAGACGATGCTGAATTCCCTTTCGTCAATGTTGGTGAGCTGAATTCAGTTACACTTAGTACAAAGGATGGAAAGAGCGTTGATCTCTACGAAGTTACTTCAACTATACATGTTTTCTCTCGCTATCTCGGAATGAAAGAGGTTGAAGACTTATCCTCTGAGGTTATACAAGCTGTGCTCTCACGTCCGCTTCAGCTTAGTTCAAGCTATCACTGTATTCTCGTTGCTCATGAATCAACGATTCATTTTCGTGAAGACGCAAAGACTCGTCATTCGATCA